AATGATACAGAATAATCAATAATATTATTTTTTTTTGATTTTTTTAAATTATCATGTGTATTTATAAAATCAAATAAATAATTATATATAACTACAAATATTATATATATAATTAAACAAATATTTAATGACCAATTAAATAAATGTTTTTGAATAAAATAAAATGTAATAAAACCCATAATAACATCGGATAATGTATCTAATTGATGTCCTAATTTACTACCTTTTTTATATTTACGAGCAATTGCTCCATCTAAACAATCCGCGAACCAACGATATATAATACAAAATCCTAATAAATAAATATTAGAATTATCTGTATTTAATAAATGATAAATATAAAAATTTAATATTAATCCTGAAATAGTAATAATATTTGGATGAATATGTTTAAAAAATGTTACATTTTCTATAATTTTATTTGTTATAACATCATCTATTTTTACAGAATCTAATTTTTTATAAAATAAAAAAATTATTATAACTAATACAGCAATATATTTTTGAACTAAATTCATATTTCTCTATATTATATAAAATAAAAATAGTTTAAATAGTTTTTAAAATTAAACTATTTTAAATTGATTTATTTTTATAAATCATTATAAAATGAAAACTTGGAATGATTTTCTTAATAATATTGATGTAAAAAATGATTTAGAAGATATATATAAATTTATTGAAATACAAGAAAAAAAATATGCTCCATTAAAAGTATTTCCAAAAAAAGAAAATCTATTTAAATGTTTTGAATTAACACCCTTTGATAAAATGCGAGTTGTTTTAATTGGTATGGATCCATATATTAATGAAATTAATAATGAATGTCAAGCACAGGGTTTATGTTTTAGTGTTCCAGATAATTTTCCATTACCACCTTCATTAAAAAATATATTCAAAGAATTAGTAGATGATATTGGATGTGAATATCCTAATAGTGGAAATTTAACTAAATGGGGTGAACAAGGAGTTTTATTATTAAATCGTACATTAAGTGTATTACAAGGTAATTCAAATAGTCATAAAAAAGAGTGGTCTAATTTTAATATTAAACTAATGGATTTTATAATAAATAATAAAGATTTTTGTATATTTATTTGTTGGGGTAATGATGCTAGAAATTGTTTAAAAAAATTTGATATGAAAAATCATATTATATTAGAAGCAAAACATCCTAGTCCCTTATCAGCAAATAGAGGTGGTTTCTTTGGTTGTAAACATTTCAGTAACACGAATGAAATTCTAAAAAAAAATGGTTATGATGAAATTGAATGGAAATTGTAAATTATTAAAAAAAATTACATTAGATGATATAATAAATAAAAATTATATATTATTTAAAATATTAGTAATAGTTGTATTATCAGTACATTGAAATGGAAGATTTTTTTTACGCAGTATATCAATTATTTTATCTTTATCAGAACATTTATTTGCTAATAATTCTATATATTTATCTCTATTAATAACAGCAACTAATAAATCTTTATCATTACTATATTCTATATCTGGTAAATAAAAATATTTATCATCAAGAATAATTTGAGTAGTAATTTTATTATCTATGATTTTTATTCCCCTCATAAAAGAATTTGTAACTAATCCTTTTTTCATTACTATTTTATCATTTCTTCTATAAAAATCAATATTTTCTTTATTTAAAGATAAATTAATGATATGACCGCTTTCTTCAAACATCTAATAAATAATTATAAAAAAATTTCAATTTAATAAAAAATTTATTCATTTATAAAATATAACGCGTTTTCTAATGTATTTGTTATTTTATTTGGTTTAATAGGTTTATAAAAATTAAATATACAAAAATTAATATTTTTCCTTATAAATTCATTAGAAATAATTATAGAAGTTTTATCAATATATTTTTCTGTTTTTTTTTTATTTTCTTTCATAAATTTTAATAATTGTTTAGTAAATAAAAAATCTTTTATTATCACATCAGATAAATCAAAAATTATTTTTATTTTTACTTTTTTTTTAAATAATAAATTAAAACTAAAAATAAAATGATCAAATTCATTTTGTTGAATTTTATATAATTTAAAATAATATATATTATTATTCAAATTTTTATTAATAAACATATATATATAAATATAATATACATATATTTATAAATAAACTATTAAATATAATTATAAAAATGAAAAATATAGGAATAATTGGTTGCGATGGAAGAGAAAACGCAATTTGTAAATCATTATTAAAAACAAATGAAAAAATAAAAGTATTTTATATAGGAAATCATTCAAATATTGGTTTAGATAATTTAGGAGCAATATATAAAAAAGGTGATATATTAAATATAGATATAATTTTATATTGGGTAAAAACAAATAATATAGAATTTGTAATTATTGGACCGGAAAAACCATTAGAAATGGGTATAGTAGATGTTTTAGAAGAAAATGGTATAGAATGTTTTGGACCAAGAAAAATATTAGCATTATTAGAAACAAGTAAATTATTTTGCCGTAATTTTTTATCTATGTTAGAGAAAAAACATAATTTAGAATTAAATCCAAAATATTTTGAATTTACAACAAAAAATGAAATATTGTCTTTAGAAAAAGTATTTTCTCAACCATATGTTATTAAACAAGATGAATTAGCTGGTGGAAAAGGTGTTTTAGTAATGGGTGATCATTTTAATTCATTTACAGAAGGAAAAAATATATGTATAGATCTATATGATAAAAATACTCCATTTATAATAGAAGAAAAATTAATAGGTGATGAATTTTCTCTTATATCAATCACTGACGGTATAAATATTTCTCATTGCCCTCCTGTTCAAGATTATAAAAGAGCATATGAAAATAATACAGGACCAAATACAGGTGGTATGGGAGCAATATTAAATTATTTACCATTTTTAAATGAAGAAGATATTAAAATAGCAGAAAATATAAATAGATTAGTAATAGAAAATATTTCAGAATATACAAATACAAATCATAAATATAAAGGAGTATTATATGGAAGTTTTATAAAAACCGAAAATGGAATTCGTGTAATTGAATATAATTGTAGATTTGGAGATCCTGAAATTATACCATTATTTGAAGCAATGAAAACAAATTTTTATAATATTTGTCTAAATATATCAAAAAAAACATTAGCACCCATTCATTTTGATAATTCTTGTATATTAACAAAATATATTGTACCAGAAGGATATCCGAATAAATCATTAAAAAATTATGAATTTTATGTTCATAATATAAATAATAATAATATAATATGGGCTAGTTGTGAAAAAATTAATAATCATTATTTACAATTAGGTTCACGTACATTTGCTTATACATTAAAAGGAAATAATATATTAGATTTACAAAAAAAAATAAATAATGAATTAGATAAAGTACAAGGACGTATATTTTATAGAAAAGATATTGGAACATTTTATCAAAGTAAATATTCTATTGCTGGTGTAAATATTGAATTAGGAAATAAAATAGTTCAACAAATTCAACCACTCATAAAAAAAACTGAAAATAAATCAGTATTGAGTACAAGTGGTGGTTTTAATGGTATGATTGAATGTGGTGATAAAATATTAGTATCTTCAATGGATGGTGTAGGAACAAAAAGTATTTTTGTTAAAAATGTAATGGGTGATATAGGATTAGAAAATTTAGGACAAGACTTAGTAAATCATTGTATAAATGATATATTAGTATCTGGTGCTCAACCATTATTCTTTTTAGATTATTTTGCAAGTTCAAAATTATCAGCAGATGAAGTTGTATATTTTGTAAAAGGTGTTTCTAAAGCTTGTGCCAAATCAGGTGTTATTTTAGCTGGAGGAGAAACAGCAGAAATGCCAGATGTTTATAAAGATTCACATTGTGATTTAGTAGGAACAATCGTTGGTGTATTAGATAAATTAGAAATAATTAATGGTAAAAAAGATATAAAACGTGGAAATATAGTATTAGGATTAAAAGCAGAAGGATTACATACAAATGGATATTCATTAATAAGAAAATTATTAAAAATAGCAGAAGAAAAAAATAATAAACCCTCATCTGAAATTATGTATAGTTTATGTCGACCTCATAAATGTTATTTAGAAGAAGTAAATATATTATTAAAAAAAATAAAAATAAATGGATTATGTCATATTACTGGAGGTGGATTTATTGATAATCCGCCTAGAATATTACCAGAAGGATTAAAATTAGAATTAGATCATAATAAATTATTTAATGATAAAATATATGATTGGATAAAATCTTTAAAATATGTATCAGAAGAAGAAATGTTAAAAGTATTTAATTGTGGATATGGAATGTTAGTGATAATATCAGAAGAAGAATTAAATAAATTAGAAAAAAATACATATGATATTTTAGGCAAAGTTATCTAAATAGAAGAATATAAAATATATAATATATGATTCCAAAAAGAATTATTCAAACATATGAAAATTACAATTTACCTATGATATATAAAATAGGGGAAGAAATAATAAAAGAAAAAAGTAGCGATTATCAATATATATTTTATACTAAACGTTTAATGACTAAATTTATAGAAATAAATTATCCACAATATATAGATTTATATAATTCATTAATGGATTGTAATAAAAATTCTTTATTTATTTTATTAGAATTATATAAAAATGGTGGAATTTATTTACATAATGATGTAATATTACATAAAAAAATGGATGAATTATTAATAAATAATTGTTGTATAATGCCATTATCAAATAATAATACGATTGATAATTATTGTATATGTACAAATAAAGAAAATAAATTTATTTTTAATTTAATATTTCAAATATCAATAAGATATAATTCAAATAGTAATTTTATAACAAATAAACATATATATGAATTTTATACAACATATAAAAATCAAAATAAAAATGATATAAAAGTAATATATGGTGAATATAATCAATGTTTTGGGAATTTTTTATATAATATTAAAATAAATTCAAATTCTACAGAATATCCTGATTGGTTTAAAAATAATATATATCAAATGGAAACAAAAAATAAAGTTAAAAATACATTAAAAAATGATATAAAATGGTTAGATAATATAAAATATAATTTTTTATAAAT